GAACGCACGAGGATCTACGTTGGATCCCGATCCACTATTACCACGCTGCTGTTTGAGCGCCAACTGACGACGAATGACGTTCATGATAATTTCAGGTTTGTATTTGTCATGAATGAGTTTGGAAGGGACCATATCCTGGAAAAAGCGATTGGCTACCTCCGTTCCCGAAATCACTGTTCCAATTGGGAACGCATCCTGATTGTGAAAGAGGATATCACGGACCAAGAAAGACTTTCCAGTATCCTTCTTACCGATGATCACGATCATAGGAGATTTGTGCGAGTCCATGGCACACCTCTCCTTGATCACGTTCATATTGAATTGCCGAATGTTAAAGTTCATTCTACCCTATACTCATTTCTCAGAAGATAATAAGATGGCGAAACACGCATACGCCTACAATATCCACAGCATCCATTTATCGACGGGGGATTCTATGCGTGTCACTGCCAATATTGCGATTTTTTCGGTTCTATACGCACTTGCCGGAGGATTCCTATCGTTTGTGCTCTACTACCTATTTGATACGTATGATCCAGAATGGGAATCCAAGGGTCTGACCCATCAACTATTGGATGTTGGTCTTGAAATAGCTGTCATAGGTCTTGTAGCCTTTTGGTTAGTATATTTCATCAACGTAAGCACTCCGATCATTCCTGTCCGCAAGGGTCTGGAAGATTTCGTGGATTCGTATACGAGCGGTCTGTTCTTCATGTTTGCCATCTTCATCTTCCTGGAAGGGTTCACTAGCAAACTGAAATACTTGTTCAATCATATGCTGGCCTCTCATTTCGACGTGATTTTCCCTGCTGATGGATCTATCATCGATGGATCCCTGCGGTATAGCAATGAGCAAAAAGCAGGGAAGTATACATAACGGGAAACCGAATGCCTAAGCCAACGCCGGACTTGCGAACATCCAATGTCCATCTGGATGTTCAGAAGTGTTCCAACCTCCAGGGTCTTCAGGAACAGGCCCAGAAATTCTGGGGTCTTCGCCGCATCCAGCCTTACTTCCCTTCCATCCAGAAACTGTTCAAGCTGGAAAATGTTCGAATGCCATACCATTACGGCCTGAAACTACGTCTGCCGATCCAGACAATCAGTAGCGATTCAGCCGTCTACGTCTCTGGTCGGGAAGTCCCGATTCATCTGAAGAAGACTATGTTGTATTCTCCTTACCATGTCATGCACGGAGAGTATGCGGGAACGGGTCTTCCCAATACGGACGACGTATCTGCCGAACCTCTGCGGATCCAGAACCCCTACAATGCCGCCTATGTCGGTTCTCTGGCCTCTCTTGTTCTGTCGGAATCGGAATGCCAGCATTTCCCACGTGTCTACGGGGTATTCTCTGGGATCTCCGAGCGACATGTCCTGGATATTTCAGACGATTACGAAGATCTTTGTGATCGCCCGTGGTTCTCCCAGAATATTGGGCACTTCTTTGATCTGCGCCTGCGCAAACCCGAAGTCCCAGTTCTTGAACTTGCTGAGTCGTCTGAGGATATTGATCTGGGAGCAGTAGATTTGGAGCCTATGAATATCCCTACCCCGCCAGTTCTTCCTTCTGCATACGACGGAGATACGGAAGAGACGCCGGAAGAAATGGGTGAATCGGATAGCTGTTCTACCGATTATATTTTCGGAGTCCGGTCGTGTGGAAGTGATAGCGAAGGGGAGGACGGGGACGACGACGAAAGCGAAGAGACTGGGTCTGGGTTCTCCCAGGAAGAGCATGACGAGGCGTTTGCCCACGCCGTATTCAAGGATGCCCCCATTCAGATCACGGTGATGGAGAAGTGCGAGGGGACGCTGTATACACTCTTCAAGGAGACTCCCGAGACGGAGAAGCGATGTGCATGGATTGCCCAGGTCATTTTCGCACTGGCGTTTGCCCAGCGGACATTTGCGTTTGTCCATAATGATCTTCATGTGATGAATGTCATGCACGTTCCTACTCCCCTGGAGTTTTTCTACTACAATGTGGGTGGAAAGAGTTACCGAGTTCCCACGTATGGTAAACTCATTAAGATCATTGATTTCGACCGGGCATCGTTTTCCGTAAAAGTCCCAAAGATGAAAGACTCAAAATTCTTCATGTCTGACCAGTTTCACCAGGACGAAGAGGCAGGGGGACAGTATAATGTTGCCCCATTCTACAACCCCAAGTATCCCGAAATCAAGCCGAATCCGTCGTTTGATCTAGTCCGTCTTGCTACCTCTCTGTTCTGGGACTGTTTCCCGAACGGACCTGATGACAAGTATATGTCAAACCCACTGTTCAAGATGTTCATGACATGGCTCACACTTCCCGATGGGAAGTCTATCCTGTTCCGTGATCCGGAGAATGGAGACTTCAGTGAACGATACCGGGGATTCCACCTGTATAAGGCGATTGCCAGGTACTGCCGAGATACGGCAGTGCCTCGCAAACAAATTGAAAAGTTTGGAGCCGTTTATGTTACAGATAAAGTTCCAAGGGGAGAGGCGTGTCTAGTAATTGAGTAATTACTTCTTCACGCACTTCTTGGCATCCTTATCCCAGTGTTCACCATCCTTACAATGGTGCTCCATTCCCTCCTTTCCGCCGTAGAGAACGGACCAGGCGGCGGCGTGGGTGAAATGGTAGACCAGGGCAAAGACAAGACCGTGGGTGGCGGCAACGACCAGCTTAGATCCACCAGGGGGGAGGCGAAGGAGAACGCCGGGAGTCAAGGCAACGAACAAAACTGCGACAAATCCAACCATCAGCCAGTGAATCATAGTGTTTTATATACATTGTATATTTGATTTAGAACGACGGCTTGCCGACAAACATATCCTGGACGGCCGTGGACGCAACAGATGCGGTGGCTACAACAGCCTCGGTGTCTCCTCCCATGGCAAAGAGAAGTCCGCCCGCACCGGCTCCAGACAGCAGACCAATCTTAGACGCATCCGCCCAATCAACCGGCTGCTTCTTAGTATACCGCTCGGCAGCATACACTGCCATTCCTGCGAGGGCTACCAGAACAATGACAATCAGAAGATTCGTGTCCAGCATTGTTCTATTTGATAGGTTCGGGTGGATTTGTTTACAGCTTTAGAACGAGCTCTCCGTCCTTAGCCTCTAGCTTGACCTCCTTCTCTTCTTCTTCCTGAATTCCAAGATCGATCTCGGCGGTCTCGTCGGACAGCTGGAGCTTAGGGTGGTCCTCATCGTCGGTTCCAACATCGTCGTCGTCGTCCTCGGATTCTTCTACTTCGAAGGCTACCTTCTTTTCCTCAGGAGCAGGAGCAGGTTCGGGGGCAAGGGCAGGGGCGGGAGCGGGAGCGGCCGCAATCTCGGTTGGCTGAATCACATCCTCGGCCTTCTGGGTCGCATCCTCCACCGAGAAATACGTATTGACAATCGACTGCCACGGGAGGAAAGAGTCCAGAACGGTATCAAACGCCGTATCTAGAATCACATCAATCTCCTTACGGTTGCGTGCCTGCTGCTCGGTGGATACACCGACCGTGCGAAAAAGGTAAGCGTGTTCCCATGCACGACGAGCCACCTCCTTGTAATATTCGTGGACGAACTTGGGCAGGGGCGGACGCTCAAACTCTACATCAATACTGTCCTGGGTAGAACGGTACTGGATCGCAGCAAATGCACGGAGGTAAGTCAGGAGAACGCCGGTCAGAAGCTCTTCTAGATACGAACACTTGGAGGCGGTAATAATGCGCTTGACTTCGGCCTGGAGAACGTCTTCTGTCCATACGGGGATACGGGTTAGAAGGTTCTGGAACGTCTTCAGAATCTGATCAGTCTGATTATTCTTCTCGCAGATGGTCTTGGCGTTGTCGTAGACTGACCAGATTCCCTCAGCGACATGGGGGAGGACCATAAGCGAAAAACGGTTGCGGATATGGCGCTTGGCAAATTGTGCCTCTTCCTTGAGTGACATTCTGATTTGTATTGTTGGTTCAGAACTTTACGTGTATAATGAACGCCAGTTTTCTGGCAGAGTAGTATTGAAATCTGTCAAGACCGTCTCTACCATCTTGCGGGTAAGTTTCATGGGGAATGTCACGGGGATCCAGAACTTGTATGCCTTGGCGCTCTCCTCGTCGGAGATGCGGATAAGGTTGACACGAGCAACGACGGCTTCCACGACCCGAATGAGGTTGCGCATTCCCGCCTCGTTGTTGGAGTATTCCTTGATGATGTATTCTGCGGCCTCTTCGTCGGCCGACAGATCTTCTCGGGAAATCCCAGCGTGGCGAAGGATATCGGGCCAGATATAGTTGGCGACAATCACCTTCTTTTCGGCATCCTTGTATCCTGGGATATTGATGACCCGCATACGATCCTTGAGCACGGGGTGGACCCGCTCCTCGTCGTTGAATGAGAACACGAAGAGGCACTGAGACAGGTCAAAGTCAATTCCAGCAAAGTAGCGGTCGTGATACTGAGAGTTCTGGGACCGGTCGGTGAGATGGATGAGCATGGAGATGATTTCTTCACCGTGGGGAGTGCCGCTGACCTTATCAAGTTCGTCAAAGTAGAGGACAGGATTCATGCATCCAGCCTGGATGATCGAGTCGACGATACGGCCCCACATCGATCCCTCATACGTATACGAATGACCGGAGTAATGTGCGATATCCGATGCGCCACCGAGGGATGTGAAGATGAAGGGCCGACCGAGAACTTCGGCGATTCCGTTGCGGGCGAAGGAGGTCTTGCCTACACCCATAGGTCCACGCATGGCAATCACATTGCCGACGGAGGTAGGATTTGAAATCCACTGGGCGAGTACTTGTAGAATCTGGGTCTTGGCAGACAACATTCCGTAGGTGGCCTTGTCCATCTTTGTCCTGGCGTCTTTCAAGAACATCGAACACTTTTCCGGTCCGTCCTTGATCGTCACAGGAAGGGGCACATTCTTGCCGAAGGGAACACGGAGCACACCGTCGATCCAGTTCCGGAGTTTCTGCGATTCGCCATTCTCGGACCCCATGCGGTTCATGGCGTCTACTTTGCGGATGATCTCAGACTGAACTTTCGCAGGCATGTCAATATCCAGAACACGGAATTTGTAAGGGATCTCGGATTCGCCGAGAAGATCAGATACAGTTTTCATCTTCTTGAGTGCACTTTTCTTTGCCTGTTTCGTCAGACTCTCAAAGTAGTCGCTTTCACGACGGGAAAGACGGATTGCCGGTTCATCTTTATCGTTCTTCTTCTGCTTCTTCTTGTCATCGTTGTCCCCGGAAATGGTGAACATGGGATGGTTCTTGAGCTTGCTGGCAAACAAATTTTGGATGAATGCGTGAGGAATCTCATCGTCGTCTTCCTCTTCGTATTCTTCACCGTATCCATCCTCATCCTCATCCTCATCGTCATACTCAGCTTCGGCGTCCACATTTGCATGGAGGTGGATTTTTACGGAGACTGGCATATTGAACGGGACCTTGATTCCATGGATGACCTGATCCTCCTCTTCCTCCTCCTCTTCTTCTTCGTCCAGCTTCAGCCCAAGCTTCGCTTTCGTCTTCGTCTTTGTCTCTGGCTCCGACTCGTCTTCAAACTCAGAATCTTCTTCGTCGTCGAAGAGCGTATCATCATCTACCCACCGCACGCTCTCTACAGGCTTGTCCTTGCTGCGTAAAGGGTATCGGTTGTTCTTGTTCTTCTTGGGCGACTTCTGCTCCGGCGGAGGTGGAGGAGGAGGAGCAGCTTCTCCGCTCTTCGTACGACGACGGCGGGCGGTCTTGATTTCGGACATATTACTCTTGTCCGCCAGAAGAAAGTTTGGCAGGACAATCCATTTTGTCGGATATGTATAAGGAATGGACGCCGCTTTCATAAAGAAGGCACAAAACATCGTAGATTACGAAGTTGCGCACGACCCGAAAGTCCGTGAGGTTCTTCAGATCGTCAAAGAATTTATTCAGTCAAAGCGTGTCCTGTGTTACGGCGGAACAGCGATCAACAACCTCCTGCCGAAAGAAGATAGGATTTATGATCCCAACTACGACGTTCCAGACTACGATTTTTACAGCGAGAAGCCCCAGATCCATGCCCTAGAACTCGCAGACATTTTCTACTCCCGTGGATTCCGAAATATTGAAGTCAAGCCGGGTGCGCACTTAATGACGTTCAAGGTGTTTGTAGATTATACTGGCATAGCCGACATTACCTATCTGGAGACACCGATTTTCAAGCATCTCTGGGATGAGGAAATCATCAAGGGTGGAATTCATTATGTGTCCCCGAACTTCCTGCGGATGTCCATGTATCTCGAACTGTCTCGTCCCCGTGGCGACGTCTCTCGCTGGGAAAAGGTCTACAAGCGTCTCATGCTCCTGAACAAACATTACCCCGTGGGATGTAAGGCTCACCCAGAAAAGGGATATGCGATAGTAGGAGACGCCGAACGAAACGGGATTGAAAAGCTCCTCGTGACCAAGAATATTGTTCTCTTGGGAATCCACGCCCTAGATCTTCACTCAAAACTACGAAGCAATGTATGGCAAACACCCATCGATGTTCTGGCCGACGATATGTCAGAGGCAATCAACCAGTTCATGAACGTTCTGGGAGAGGGCGTAGATGTCCAGGAACGGCCAGCCTACGCTGAACTCCTCCCTGCCCACGTTGATATTCTTGATAAGAAAGGGGACCTCATCGTGCGTGTGTTCAAGACATTTGCGTGCCACAGTTACCATCTCCTCCAGAACGGGTTGCGAGTCGCCTCTATTCCCACCCTGCTCCAGTTCTTCTTTGCGTTTGTCTACGCCGACGCCCATTTCATTGAGGGTGGGTACGACCAGGATCGTGTCATCTGTATTTGCCAGCGCCTGATGGATCTTGCGGCCTCGACCAAACGCAGGTTTGAGCTTTTGACACCACTAGATTGCCTGGGACACCAGGATACACTCACGGAAATCAAGAAGAACAAGAGCGATCTCTTTGAAAAGACTCCCAAAAAATCAAATGAGTTCTTGAGGCTCTTTTTTGCCTATAAACCTGGAACACTGAATAAGACACAGAAGAACCGGATAAAAACTGTTCTTCGGAAAACGTCAAAGGCAACCCACGACCAAGATCAAGATCTAGTAACGGATCAGACTAACTGAAACTCGCAGGGTGCTGAAGGGAGTGAGAGACCCCGTGCCGCAGGGAGAGCATTGAGGGACCTGGTAACCACGAGTCGACATAAGCGCATTCGACGGACCATACGACTGAGTGGTATGGGCCATATCTAGAAGATCTGTGTGGGAGATGCCGCCGATGGGTGACTCTTTTTTTCCCGTCGAACTCAGATTCTGGTAATTACGTTTCGCACCCTGCTGACGTAGAAGACGAGTCACGTCCGAGGCATCACGAAGCTGAGTCACAAAGTTTGCGCTTGTATCCTTGCCAACACCATACGCAATAGAGCATGTGGACATCGTATCTTTATTGATGGCTAAGAATAAAGTAATACTACAATGGAAGACCTCATCCTGCTTTTCCTTGTGATTGTTCTACTCGTCGCAACTGTAGGGATGACTCAGGGGAGGGAACATATGACAGAAGAAATCAAGCCTCCGACCAAAGAAGAAAGTTACAATAAGGTTGCAGCTGCGTTATCCAAGTTCGGTCCTTCTGGAACATACTCAGCCTTCGATACCCAACTAAAAATGCAGGAGGATGTCTTGATGCGTAGCGAAGAAGAATAAGAGTAAATGTAATACCTATACAATGAAGTCTTATGCTTATCTCCTCGTAGGGTTTGTCCTTCTAGCGATGGTTGCCGTTTCGATGTTGTCGCACCGAGAGCGGTTTGGTCTGAGTGATATGGGAGCAATCGGTGGAATCAAAGATCGCCTCACGGCTATGGAGAATAAAATCAAGGAATCTGACGATAAGCGCAAGGAAAGTGTAGGAACACTGAATTCAACCCTCCACTAAGAATAATAATAACGAACGGATGAAGTCTTATGTCCTCATAGGATTTGTAATGCTCGCAATTGTCGGTCTGATATTTATCACACGACAGCAACGAGAACGAGAGCGGTTTGATGTAGATCCTACCCTTGCCCAAGAACTAGCGCCCCAGAATACTCGGCTGGCGATCATTCAGAAGAAACAAGAGAAGGCCCAGGATGCTATTAATGCTGGAGCAGGAAAAGCGAAGATGGATGGTATTTAAGAGTTTACTGGTGACTTCCGATCCACCAGTCGGTGGAGAGATACGAGGGGTAGTACTGCAGAGTATCGGCGCTGACAGACGGCCGAGTATTCGCAAGGCTGCGGACGGCGTCGGGAGACAGAGCGTAATTGTAATAGACTAGGCTTCCAATCTGACCGTTCCATCCTCCGCCACCGGCAACGTAGACCGGCTGCTGATTCTGTAGCGGGAGTTTCTTCATGGTTACGTGACGGTAGAGGAGTCCGTTCACGTATACATCTAGGGAAGTCTGGTTCACGCATACAGCAATATGGTTGAGCTTACCAGCAGGAAGATTTCCGATCACGACCTTTTCAGGGTGAGACTTATCATACGTATCCTGTGTCACCGTAATCTGATTCTTTCCACGGGTCATTATGACGGACGGAGACTGTAGAGAAAGATCAGGGCCGCCCTTTGTAAACAAAATAGGGTTATTCGGCGGATCAAAGTCGTTAATCTGGATCCAGGCGGCATACGAGTATTCAATGCCCTGATCCTCGTTGTTAGAGAGAGGCAGAAGTGCGTCAAACTCCTGACTTGTCTGTCCGTCCTGCAGCGGCCCTACAATGGTTACACTCGTCATGACTGGTCGGAGTCCACTCGGTGTTCCAGACCAAAACCCGTAACTAAACTCGTATGCGAGAAGAATCATAACGCCAATAACAATGAGCGTCATCAGTGAAATGAGGATGGTCCGAGTATCCATTCCTTGCTATTATTTAGTAGGTATACTTGTTTAATTCCTGTCCTGCCGGGTCAACCACGGCCAGTTTGACAATGTATGGCTGGGTGGGTGTATTTGCCGTAGAAGCAGTCTGGGAAACAGCAGCTGACGGGGGGCCGGCCTGGTAGAACGCCATAGCCATCGCAGGATTCAGGGCACCGGCATAGAAGTTGAGTGCAGCCAGATTTCCAGAGAATCCGCCGTTGGTCATGACACCGCAGTCTCCACCAGGGGCCTTGGGGACAGCGGGGAGCAGGCACGAACGTACGAGCATTCCGTTGAGGTATATATCTACGTTGCGATTGCTGACCGAGAGTGAGACACAGAACCACGACTGGAGAGGGACGTTCTTCACCTTGCACGTGTAAGAATCATCCGTGGAACCACCGGTGTATCCTACCGGCGCAGGACTGCTTGATCCTCCAGACCCCGCCGCACCCGCCATCAAATTGATCTTGACGTCCAGGGTGTTCTCAACGGGGTCGAGGAACACGTAGGGGTTCAGTGCTCCAGCGGCACCTCGGGTGAGAACAGTCTTCTCCTGTCCGAACATGTAGTTCCAGTCCTGGATAAACATCCACCACTGCACACCGTAGTTACCACCATTGGTTCCGACCGAGACGGGGATTGACGATCCAGGAATAACCATGGACCGGTTGGTCGTAACACCTGCCGCCGGGGTCACTGTCCCCGACCAAGTTGGCGCCTTATATGTTCCCTCGTAGAGGAAATACGTTCCGTAGATCACAAGAGCCGCCAGGACCGTGAAGATAGTGAACCACATAGCACGGGACTGGAACGGATCGGTTGAGCGACCAAAGTAGTAGTATGCCAAGCCAATTTCCACAACTATAAAGACGATAGTGGCAATCATAGGTCCAACCATGAATGTCATAGAAATACCGTTGGCGGGTCCCGCTGTCTGAGTCGGTGGCTTAGCGTTCGGGTCTTTGGCCGCCGCCGCCGCCACAGCTGCTGCATTCGGATCGGAGGTGCTCATTCTTATTGTTTAGAGAAGAGGTAAAAACGGAAGGAGAATTGTCTTGTTGGCAGATAGACCAATTGAACTGAAGATGACTACCCTAACAATCTTCTGTAATAACTGCGGACAACGAGGGCATACATTCCGAGACTGCGGCGAGCCTGTCCTGTCCTGCGGAATTATCCTAATACGAAACTTGACGAATCCAGGCGACCCATCGTGTCTCCCTCTTCCCCAAGAAGATGTAGAAGTCTTGATGGTCCGACGCAAGGACAGCATGTGTTATACCGACTTTATCCGTGGAAAATTTGATCCCACCGACAAGGCGTATGTTCGCACACTTCTCGACAATATGACACAGCAAGAACTCTCCCGTATTAATTCTGAAACGTTTGAGGCGCTGTGGTCACGGCTCTGGAACAATTCAGATCGGCACGAATACGAACTCAAGTTTGCGAAAGAGAAGTTTGAGTCTGTTCGTCCCGAGATAGAATCGTCAACGTCGGTCTATACAGAACCCGAATGGGGGTTTCCAAAAGGCCGGCGCCTGAAATGCGAAAGCGATCAAGGTTGTGCAGAGCGTGAATTCTTCGAAGAGACGAATATCATGCGGTCGTCGTACACGATGGTGTCGGGGATTCAATTGGAAGAGACGTTTGCCGGAACCAATGGAATCATGTACCGCCATAAATATTTCGTCGCAGTGATGTCCCGGCCCGACCGCATTGATATTCATCAACGGTTCACTAATATGCAGAAGCGGGAAATCTCGGCGATCGGATGGAAGACGATGGCGGATTGTATGCACTTGACCCGACCACAATATACGCAGCGACACGAGATGCTCCAAACACTCTCTCAACTCGCTGAAACGCTTGAAGTTCGTCTCCCGAAGGAATAATAAGAGATGGCCATATTTGCTTTGACAACAGGACGTGAATGGGGAATTATGATCGGCGTTGGACTCGGCCTGTACGCATTCTTTTTCCTTCTTGGATTCGGATTTTCAGCAGCAGCTACATTCCATAGCTGTGAGAAAGTCGACGCCGCAAAGAATGCTAAGCATGGAGCCATCTGGGGTGCTTACCCCGGTATCGCATGGTTCATTATCCGAACCTTCGAGATTCTCCGTGTCCAGTTTGACCGGTTCTATCGCAGCTTTGATTCTACGACTGAAGGGATTGAACGGGCAGGATGGATATCCATAGGATACTTCCTTACCCTCGCATGTGTGGTAGGAATATACGGCCTTGTCGGAGACTCTATTACCGATATTTGTATTCCTAGCGTGGATGAAGCGACACAGTTCAAGCAGAACATGCTCGATCAGAAAGCTAAAAAGGATGCAGCCGTCAAAGCTGCCCAAGAATCAACACCGGCTGTCAAACCGGTAGTAGATAGTGGACAATCAGGTAAGAAGCAATAGCCAGCATAATGATCCACCACCAGAGGGGAAAGACCGTCGAATCCTTGCGCCCCGCACCAAACTCCCGAACCCGTCCGCCATCAAAGACGAGGGCCGGACGGAAATACAGCAGGGCAGACACTAGAAAGAGGTAGATAGTGACCATCCATACACGGGGGTCTCCGTCCAAATTCATTGTATCATGAACGTATTTTATTTACGTTGTTGATACAATATGACCTCGGCATTCGTAT